CGCTGATGGTGGCAACAGCCATCGGATGCCTTGAGATTGCCAAAGCACAACTACTGCAAGACCACATGGAGGATGACGATGAGTGATGACGATGGGTTTTGGAAGGCCCTAGCCGACCACAAGAAAGATAAGTTTGACGCAGATCGAACTCGTTTTTTGCAGGAAGCAGTTGAGCGTGACGATGGCGGCTGGACAAAACACACGCAGTGGCACTGGTCACGCATGGTTGATGGGAAACGCTTGGACTACTGGCCGAGCCGCAAAAAGTTTCAGCATGAAGGCAAGGTAATGCGTGGCCTTAAAGCGATGGCCAAAATCAAGGAGAACACATGACCTGCAAACACAGATGGGAACAAGTCGCTTACATCAAGAGCCTGCCACCTAACAGCTACTGGTACTGCTGCGCACGATGCGGCAACTTCATCAAAGCAATCCTCAAGGAGAAACAAAATGGAAATTGAACAACTGAAACTAATCTTGGAAACACTGCAAGGCGTGGGCCACGAAGCAGGCAACTTGGCTGTGCTGTACCTGTGGTTGCAGTTCATAGGAGGCGTCCTGACGAACCTGTCCATCATGGGTGCTTTATTGGGCATCGCTTACTTTGTTTACAGGGCGATCAGGATGAGCGAAGGCCATGACGAGTCCGAGTCGTTCTTGCGTGAGATGCGCGATCAATTGGGCACTGGGGTGTACGGCCACCTGTCTAAAGACGAGCGCCAGCGCACCATGACAGCGCTGCGTAGGTTGGTTGCCAAGCACAAGGAGCAGGGATGACCTGTAACTGCCACCCCGACAGCCCATTCCACTGGGACCGCGATCCACGGCCCAGCATCTTCGCCAAGGACGTCACGTTCCGGGCAAAAACCGTGCAAACCTACGACCACCTCACCCGGGAGGAAAATGTTGTAGCCTACAAACAGTTCAGCATCCACAGCCGGGCCCACCCGAAAATCAAGCCCAACAAAAACAAACACGAACTTTAAAGAGGAAATACCATGCGACCAGCCGTCTTCTCGACAGAAAAGCCCCCTCGCACCATCGACTGCGTAGAAACTATGGAGTACATCCAAGGCCTGCGTAGAAGGATTGAGGTCCAAAACGACCTCATGGAGCATCTGGCCGTCCAAGTGCAGCAACTCAAAGGGAAAAACAGGAAGCTGGAAGGGGAGATCAAGAAACTCGCCCTCGACCTAGGCATCATGGACGGAGGTCCGGGTGTCGGATGGGTTAAGGCCCCAAGATGACAAGCCCCCTGCAGGAAATCTTGGATGTCCTCGGACCACGGCCCATGGTCCAAGTGGTCATCATCACCGCCGGTGGGGTCAAGTACGCCTTGATCGGGCCCGTGATCCAAGACCCACGGGACAAGGAGTTCGGAGAGGTCACGGAGATCGAGTTCGGCGACCTGCTGCCACTGGAAGTGGCAGCAAAGATGCTGGCCGGCGAACACAAGGAAGCGCTGGGGATGAGTTTGCAGTGACCACGGAGCGCGGACCACGGTGCCCGGTTGGCGAAAGCTGGCCGGGCATTGTTGTTTATGGGGGTTTACCCTAGGAAAAAGGTGCGCGGATCACGGGCCTTGCGGCAATTTGGGGTTTATATAGACTTTTTTAGGGTCAACGTGTTTTTTTTATTTTTTTTTTGAGATTAGACGTAATAGATGTAATGGTGTAATAGTTCAATGAAATCAAAGGGTTATGAGAACACAGTTCATTACACATAGTCAATGGATGTAATTCACATAAAATGCGCGCGGACTGACTTTTTGAAAAAAATAAAACATACATGACCCTAAAAAAGTCTATATAAAACCCTGAATTTGACCTTGGAGAGGCCTTTGAGGGCCCTTGGTTGCGTTGGCTGTGGATTTGTTGCACAATGTGGGCATGAACATCGAAAAGAACATTCCCCTGCCCGGTGGCGTTGACCCCCGTGAACGCTACCCATTTCCCGACATGGCCATCGGCGACAGTTTCATGATCCTGGACAGAGACTGGATCAAGAACCTGCGGAGTGCCGCTTACATGTATTCGCGCCGCCATCCCGGCACGCGATTCACCTGCCGCCGGTACGGCGAAGGCTGGCGACTGTGGAGGGTTGCCTGATGTCTAGTCTGGATGACAAATTCCTGTCTGGTAAACGCCTTGGAGGGCGTCCCGCATCCATAGAGGAGCGGATTACTCGCTCGGTCAGGCCATATAAGCCCCGCACACTGTCGCCGCAGGAGTGGAAGTTCGTTGAGGAATTTGTGGCGGGGGATGGGCATGTCACCCTAAAAGAGGCGGCTTTGCGCGCCGGGTACGGGGATACATGGGCTAAGAGTCGTGCACGCGAGTTAACTGATCCAGACAAAAGCCCCCATATTGTTGCCGCAATTCAAGAACGGCGAAAAGAGTTGGGCGAAAAGTACGCCACTACGTTCGAGCGGCACATGCGCGATCTTCAGTTGATCAGGGATCAGGCTTTGGCTGCCGGAGCCTATGGGGCTGCCGTACAGGCCGAATATCGCCGTGGACAGGCTTTGGGCACCATCTACATCGACCGTAAAGAGATTAGGCACGGCACCATTGACTCCATGAGTAAGGAAGAGGTACAGCGCAAGCTGGACGAGATTAAACGACTGTACGGGGGCCATGCTGGGCCAATCGTGGACGTCACACCTAAACAAGTTGAAGAAGAACCCGAAGAGGAAGAATCAAATGGCCCTGAAGCCGGAAGCGAACCTGTACAAGAGGGTCCGGGAAAATATCCCAAACTGCCATTTCACCCGGATTGAGTCTAGGGTGAACTTGGGCATTCCTGATGCCCTGCTGGCATTTCCGCACGGGGTCTTTGTGATGATGGAGCTAAAGGTGGTTAAACGGGGACGCAAGGTAAACCTATCGCCCCATCAGGTGGCATTTCACATCAAACACGCCGACCTAAGATGCCCGACCTACATTTTGGTTCAGTACTACCCGCCGGGCACTGTGCGAGCAAGTAAGTCCGAGCTGCTGCTGTACTGTGGGGAGCAGGCCTTGGATGTGGCGCGGCTAGGGGTTGACACTCCCGCCTTGGCCCGGTGGCCGTGGACGGGCGTATCGTGGGCTGAATTGAGAAAACATTTAGTGGACAGTTGACTTGTATGTAAAAGTTGTGCTAAGATCACAAACACCTAGATGTCCTAGGCAACACAGAAAGAGAGAAAGACCATGAGCAAAACTTACACATGGGGCGACGCCGCCCACATCGCAGAGATCACCGCGTTTTTGTACGCTGGCGCGCTGCAACACCCGGCCCTCGGGCAAAAGGGTGCAGGACTGTGCCTCGACAACTGGAGTGGCCACACAGGCTTTGTGGCCTATTGCGCCACCTATGCCGCAGAGATTGACGCATGGCTAGACACCCGAGAGGACGAGGTGCACCCCGGCGTGATGCTGTACGAACTGATCGAACCCATGGGGGAGTGGCTGCTTGAAATGAGGAAAGGGCCACCAAAGGACGGTGTGGTTTTGGAACATTTCAAAACTGAATTCTTGCACTGGATCAACGTAGAAGGCTGAGGGAAAAACCATGGCCCTGACTACCACACACAAGTGGACGCTGTTGCAGTCCTATGACGAATATTACGATTTCAATAAAGAGCTTTATTCGATACCAGATGAGGGAAATACGTCCGTTGATATGCGCTTGACTTTCAACGTTGAAACGGGCACCTGTTATTACTCGCTCAGCTTGCATAATAATGATGGCAATACCCGCGATTGGGAAAAATCCCACTACCTGCCCTGGGCCGTAGGCCTTGCCATGCTGGCTGTTGACAGTGTAGAAATTCCTGCGGAGTTGCTCAAATGACAAATGAACTAATTGAAGAAATTTTCGAAGCGGATGCAGCTGGCTGGACTATCACCGAAATTGCCGATGACTTAAAAATCCCCCGGCAACAGATCATTGACCTGTACTTAGGGTATGAGAGATATGCGCCCACCGACACAGAATTGCAGCGGTGACTTATGCGCCGCTCAGAACGCCGTGCGCTTTACCGCGCGCTGAGGCGACCCTTGCCGAAACCCCCCGACCAGACAACAAGCAGGGGCTTGATTGCCCGGCTTTTGGGCTTTTGGCTGTTTCACAAAATATTTGGAGGAGATAACTAGTCCTTGAACGTAGAAATGGCCCCTTAAGGGGCCGTTTCACTGGAGGCAGGAGGTAGGGTCTGTCTACCCCTTAGTTACAGGCTTAATCCGAAAGTCGCAGCGGGAAAAATAGTTGCGCTCCATGCTTCGCGTTCGGTCAATGTTTTGTAACTATTTGGGCCTTCACCCTTAAAGCGCCACTGGCGCGGGTTTGGACCATTAAACATTTCACCTAAGAATCGAACGGTTGACCCGTTCACGACGTACCAATCCCCCTTAATAAGTTGATCGGGGCCAGTGCGGTTCATGATGCTTGCTCCAATTTGATAAATGCAGTCAGCAATTCAAGGGCAAAAGCTCCCTCATCTGCCCTAAGGTTTTCTTCGATAATTTCGACCAGTGCTTTTACCGGGTCTGATGATGCTTGGCAGTCGTTCAAAGCATCGGTTACTGCTTCATAAAATCTCATGATTTTTGTTCCTTAAATGAGGTTTCCGCATTCGTCAAATTCGTATTCATTGATGGTCAAGAATTCGTCAATGTGTTCGTCTTCCAGTTGGCTTTCCAAATCGTTTTGCCAACTTTTAAACCCTGCCCACAGTGCAGCATCGAATGCGCTCTTAGCGTCACCCGTGCGCTTGAATTCGTCATAAAACGTCATCCACAGGTCACAGTCGAGGCAATACCCTGTAGGCATATGGTCACGGTTGAATTGCGCCAACTTGACCCCGCGAAAGTGTGAATTTTCAGCATTGGTTGAATAGTCGGGTGCGCTATATGGGCCAACTGACCAATTTTTCAACTTGAC